TAACAGAACCGCCGAAGTACCCGCCTATAGGAATGATTGCGGCGGAGAAGCCTTTACCGAGCGTCAATGACGGGTGGGTTGTGGAGTGTGAACAATGCGGCGCACGGGGACCGCTTAAATACACAACACCGATACAGACGCGAGAGCAAGCCGCCGCATTGTGGAACGAGCGCGAGCGGGACAGAATCGGAGGGACTCAGAATGAAACTTAAAACTATTGCAACGCTTTTCAAGCGCAACAAGCGGCTTGTTATCTACACCGCCCCGAACGGCGAACAATGGGTTTGTAACGGCGTTGCTATGTACTCAATGCGCGGTATGCCGCGTATGACACCCGAAATCATTTTGCGGATTTTCGACGTTCCGCCCGACAAGCACGGCGGTTGGATATGCAATGAAAGCGAATTGCCGCCCGCTATTGATTGCCGGGACAATATCGGCGCGGACGATGAAACCGCGATAGAGCCGTTGAAAATCAACATTGAGTATTTCGGTAACAATTATTGGCTATTCCCGGACGGACGGCGGCTTTACAGCTTTAACGAGGATTATATCAAGCCGCTGCTTGACGAACCCGACTATTTGACGTATCACAAGCGCGAAACGATGGGCGGCGGGTTTATGCTTGCTTGCAAGGTGGGGTTTGAGCTTAAAGCGATTATTGCGCCGATGGTGCTTCACAACGACAAGAAATATATGGAGGAAATCAGCCTTATAGCGACTTTGTACGGAGTGATGGCGCGTGAAAAAATCGTAAACGCCGCCGATGAAGTGTACGGAACACCCAACAACCCGCCACCGCCCGAGGTGGACGAAAGCACGGGAGAGATTATAGACGGTCAAGCGGAATTCGGGCAGGAAACGCTATAAAACGGGAGGTACAACGATGAAAACCATTAGCATTATAAACTTAAAAGGCGGCGTTGCTAAAACCATATCCGCCGCGAACGTGGCGCACATTCTTTCCGCCGTACATGGTCAGCGCGTTTTACTCGTTGACAACGACAAGCAGGGCAACATATCAAAAATGTTCGGTTTGCACAGCTACGACCGCCCGAGCATTGCGGAGCTTTTGACCGAGCGGGACGCGAACCTTGATGAAATCATAGCCCCCACGCGATACGGCTTGCTTCACGTTATACCCGCGAATATGACGTTGCTTAAAGCCAATTTGGAAGTATTGCTTGACGCAAGCAGACCACAGCAAACACGCCTACGGACGGCGTTTAGGCGCATAGCGGGCGAATATGACTATTCCGTGATAGATTGCGCCCCCGACATAAACATAAGCACCATCAACGCGCTTGTGGCGTCGGACGATGTTTTAATACCGATAAAAATTGACAAATTCGCCTTTGACGGCTTGGCGGAGCTGAAAGAGCAAATTGACAACACGCGGGAGGACTTGAACCCCGGACTTCGTTTGCGCGGGTGCTTTGTCACATCGTACCAAAATAACGAGGTAAACCGACAGGGCGAAGCATGGCTTCACGGTCAAAGCGATTACCCCATATTCGCAACGCATATCCGCCGCACGGAAAAAGTGGACGAAAGCACCTTTGCAAGCACTCCGATTTTTGAATATTCAAGGCGTTGCGGGGCGGCGCGTGATTACCTCGCGTTGGTGAGGGAATATCTTGAAAATGTGTCCGAATCGGACACCGAAAGGGGCGTATAAAATGGCAGGGAAATTCAATATAAATCAACTTTTGAGCGGCACTTCGTTACAGGCGGACGGACAGGACGCAGCGGCGGAGGAAATGCCGCGCCGCCCCACGCTGAAGGTTGTTCCGCTGAACATTAACGATTTGATACCGTCGGACGATAATTTTTATTCCGTGGACAAACTCGCGGAGCTGAAAAGCTCTATTGAAATGTTCGGCGTTGTCCAAAACCTCACCGTCAAGCCGATGGAGAGCGGAAAGTACAAAATCATAGCGGGACACCGCCGACACCGCGCTTGTGCGGAGCTTGTGGCAGAGGGTAAGACGGAATTTGAGTATATCCCTTGCGGCGTACAATCCGAGCGGGACGAAATCAAAGAGCATATTTTATTGATTATGACAAATTCGACCGCCCGCGAATTGTCCGATTGGGAAAAGATGAAACAGGCGGAGGAATTGCGAAAGCATTTTGAAGCCTTGAAAAAGCGGGACAATTTGCCGGGGCGCGTTCGGGATTTAGTGGCGGAAGCCCTCGACACATCGGCAACGCAAGTCGGGCGCATGGACGCTATTTCAAAAAACCTTACGCCGGAGCTTACGGAGGAATTCAAAGCGGGACGGCTTGGAATGTCCGCCGCCTACGAATTATCGGGCTTGTCGGAGGACAAGCAACAGGAAGCCTATTCGGAGTATCAAGAAAAGGGCGGCTTATCCATCAATGACGCGAGGGCGATAAAACACGACACGTCCCCGACCGACGAACCCGCCGCCGCGCCCGCGGCAGAGCCGCCGAAATCATATCCCGAATACCCCGAAACGCCGGAGGATTACGAGGACGAAGAAACCGCGCCCGAAAACAAGGATTTTTCGGACATGAGCGCGGAGGAAAAAGCGGAATCCGCAATTACGTTCTTGAACCGCAACAGATACGCACTTTTCAAGCCGGGAGAGGATACACGCATTTTTGATTTTATCATTGAAGCCCTCGAAAGCTACGGCGGCGCGGGGGTGACAGAATGATTTACCGTGAGGACGGTTGGAAAGCGGAGGTTGAGCTATTAAGCACGGAGCGGGACGATAAAGGCGTAACAATGAAATTCCGCATAATTCAAACGCTTATGCTTCCGCGCTTCATCAACCCCGAAGCGATACCAAAGGACGGCGAGGTATTCACGGCTTGGAAATCTCACAACGCCGGAGCTTATGGCGGTTGGAGTGTGGGCGATTATTAGGTAACACGGAAAGGGGCGGGCATTTATGGAGCGGGAGGACGCAAAGAAAATCTTGGTTTTCAGCAGGGATATTGACGGCGAAATATCGCTTAACAATCGCGTGATTCGTGATTATGAGGACCGTTATTATACGCTTGGCGGCGGCGGTACGTTGGACGCTATGCCAAAAGGCAAGGGCAAAACCTCGACCCCCACGGAAACGATAGCCTTAAATATTCCCGAATCCGCAAGCGCGGCAATGCGTGAATTACAGAAACATAACGAGCGGCTTGAAAAGCTGAAAAGCGAAATCTTGCTTGAATTGAATAGATTGCCCTACACCCAAAAAAGCATATTGTACGATTTTTACATACGGCGGTTGCAATGGGTACAAATAACTGCACGAATTCATTATAGCGGTACACGGTGTAAACAAATTCGCAATCGTGGGCTTGACAATTTGGCAACACACTTTTCAAAAAACGGGTTGATTAAAAACTTCAATTACCCGAATTGAAAGAGTGTCCGCAAGTGTCCGTTTTTCATGCTAAAATGGTATCGTCAGAAATAGACACAGACGGCGAAAAGCATACGCGTTTTTTGTAGAACGAACTTCAAATTAGCTTTGGGGTTCGTTTTGCGTTGCGCTTCCTTTTGTCAAGAACGCGGGCAAATGGGAAAACAAACGAATAAGGGGGCGTTGACCGTGGCAAGGGCAAGAAATCCGAACCGCGATGGAGCAAAAGAATTATGGCTTCAAAGCGGCGGTAAAAAAACAACAAAAGAATTAGCGGCGGCGTTTGATGTACCCGAATATACAATTCGCAAATGGCGTAGCGCGGACAAATGGCAACAGGAGCTTGACACCAAAAAGCCCGGCGGACAGCGGGGCAACCGAAACGCCGCGGGACACGGCGCACCCAAAGACAACAACAACGCCGAAACACACGGCGCGTATTCGCGGGTACATCTTGACAGTTTATCGCCCACGGAGCGGGCTTATATCGAAGGCGTGACACTGGACGCGCAAGCGAACATGTTGCGGGAGCTTCAACTACTCTTAGCCAAAGAGGGCGATTTGAAGCGCAAGATTAAAGAGTATGAGCAAGCCGCCGCCGATACGCTCTATGTCGATAGGGTTGTTGAAATGCTTACGCCCAAAAGCAAGAGCGACCACGGGACCGGCAAGAGCGGCAACGCGGAGAGTTTACAAACAACAATGCGTACCGTGATTAAGGCAAGCCCGTTCGACAGGGCAATGAAACTCGAAGCGGAATACAACAAGACGCACGGGCGAATACTTAAACTCATTGATTCAATGCGGGCGCATGAGATAGATTGCAAACGCCTTGACCTTGACGAACGCAAACATACCCTTGCGAAGCAACGCTTGTCGGGTGAGTTTGACATTGACCCCGAAACGGGAGAGCTAAACGACACCGAGGACGCGGAGGACATTGATATTGACCTCTAAAATGGTAAAAAAGGGGCAAAAAACGCCCCGAAAACGCCAAAAAAGTAGGTTCTTTCGGGGCATTTTAAGGCTTGCGGGTTCGACGACCCCGGCGCATGTCCAGATATAATAAAAAAATAATCGCTTCCGCCGTTTTTTCGGGGGATTTTTCAAAGGGGTGCAAAAAAGGCGGTAAAGGGGGTATGCCTTTTGAAATTATACAACGTCAAAGCAATTGCGCGGATTCTTGACTTGACCGAACGGCGCGTTCGGCAGTTGAAATCCGAAAACGTGATTGAGGAATATAAGGACATGCCGGGGCTTTATGCGCTTGTCCCTACCGTTCACGCCTATGTTAATTACATACGCAAGCGAAACCCCGAGAGCGCGGAAAGCATTGATTACAACACCGAGCGGGCGAAGTTGGTACGGGCAAAGCGGCTTAACGAAGAATACGATTTGCGAGTTAAAGAGGGCGATTTACATTCATCGGCGGACGTTGAAGCGGTTATGGCGGATATGCTTATAACTTTCAAAAGCCGCCTTATGGCGATACCCGCCAAACTGTCCCCCACGCTATCCAAAAAGACGGACAAGGCGGAAATACACAGGATATTAAAAGCGTCCGTTGATGAAGCCTTGAACGAGCTTGCGGATTTTGATAAAACTTTCGGCAAAGGAGCGGCGGACGATGAAAACGGCAACAAATAAATTATTTAAGCGCGTTTTTTCCGTGTTGCAACCGCCGCCGGACATGACGCTTACACAGTGGGCGGACGAAAAACGCATATTGTCAAAAAAGACTTCGGCAGAGCCGGGGCGTTGGAAAACGAGCAAAGCCCCATATCAAAAAGAGATTATGAACGCAATATCCAGTTTGAGCGTTCAAAAAGTGGTTGTTATGTCGGCGGCACAGATAGGGAAAACGGACGGATTCATATTAAACCCGATAGGCTATTTTATGGATTACGACCCGTCCCCGATTATGGTATTGCAACCAAACTTACAGATGGGCGAGAGCTTCAGCAAGGACCGCTTAACGCCGATGATTCAAGACACCCCCGTTTTGCGTGAAAAGGTCAGTAATAAAAGCCGCAACAGCGGCAACACAATTTTACACAAAGAATTTCCGGGCGGGCATATTACGATTGTCGGTGCAAACTCACCTTCGGGGCTTAGAAGCCGCCCGATACGGATATTGCTTGCGGACGAAATAGACAGCTACCCCGCCACGGCGGGCAAGGACGGTGACCCGCTTTTGTTGGCGTCGAAGCGTCTTACGACCTTTTGGAACAAGAAAGAGGTTTTCATATCTACGCCGACCGTAAAAGGGGCGTCGAGAATAGATATTGAATATGAAAACAGCACACAAGAAATATGGCAAGCCCCTTGCCCCGATTGCGGAGAGTATCAAGAAATCGAATGGGCGCAAGTCAGCTTCGACAAGGACAACTTGGACGAAATCAATTACATATGCGTCAAGTGCGGCGTTATCAATAGCGAGGTTGTATGGAAAGAACAATACCAAAACGGAAGGTTTGTGCCGCGCTTCCCCGATAGGAAGGTACGCGGCTTTTATCTGAATAGCCTTGCGTCGCTCTTTGTTGAGTGGAAAGAAATAGTTGAAAAATTTCTTGTTGCCAATGAGGAAAAGAAGAAGGGCAATATCGAGCTTTTGAAAGCGTGGACAAATACCGAAATGGGGCAAACGTGGGAGGAAGAAGGAAGCGAGATTGAGCATGACGCGCTTTACAAACGGCGCGAAAAGTACAATTGTGAAGTTCCATCCGATGTTATTTGCCTTACGGCGGGGATTGATACGCAAGATGATAGATTTGAAATTGAGGTTGTCGGGTGGGGCGTCGATAGAGAAAGTTGGGGGATTAAGTATCAAGCCATTTACGGGGACTTGAAGCAACAACGGGTTTGGGACGATTTGGACGCTTTTCTAAATCAGACGTTCACAAGAGCGGACGGCGCGAAGCTGAAAATAATACGCGCTTGTATGGACACGGGCGGGCATTTCACGAACCAAGTATACAAGTTCTGCAAAACGCGGTTCGCCCGCGGCATTTATGCGATAAAGGGCGGCAATATGGGATTTGATAAACCGTATATTCCGAAGCCCACGAAGAACAACCGCGAAAAAGTGCCGTTGTGGACGCTTGGCGTTGACACAGGCAAAGCGTTGATATATCAGAGCCTTGCGGTTGAAACCGAGGGCGCGAATTATTGCCACTTCCCGAGGGAAAAAGACACGGGATATACGGAGGATTATTTTAAGGGCTTGACGGCGGAACGAATGGTTTTGACCTATAAGCACGGCAAGGCGCAATATGTTTGGAAACTCAAAGAAAACGGCACGAAGCGAAATGAGCCGCTTGATTGCCGAAACTACGCGCAAGCCGCCCTTGAAATATCGGGCGTTGTGCTGAAAGTCCCGAGCGGGACAGAACAGACGAACGCGCAAGCGGCTAAAAAGCGCGGGCGGCGTTCGCGGTCAGGAGGTATTACATAATGGCGGGAATCACATTACAGGAAGCGGAAAAACACTTGAAAACGTGGTTAGCGGCGGAGCTTGAACTATCCTCGCACCAAAGCTACAAAATCGGAACGCGTATGTTGACGAAAGCGGATTTGAGCGAGGTACGCAAAACAATCAAGTATTGGGAAGATAAAATAAATCAATTAAGCCGCAGGGGACGCAACCGTATTTACCGTTGCGTCCCCCGTGACTTATAGGGGGTGATAATTCTTGAATATCTTTGAAAAAACCATTGCCGCCGTGTCCCCTGCAACGGGGCTAAAACGCGCCGCCGCACGGCAGCGGTTAAATATTATCAATAGCGGGTACGGGAATTACGGCGCGTCCCATGCCAAAAAATCGCTTTTGGGTTGGCTCTATCGCGGCGGAAGCGCACGGGAGGACATAAACGACAATCTTTCAACCTTGCGCCAACGCTCGCGTGATTTGTATATGGGCGTACCGCTTGCCACGGGCGCGATTAAGACCATGCGAACGAACGTGGTTGGTTCGGGGCTTGTCCTTAAAAGTCAAGTGGATTACGAGTATTTGCGTTTGACAGAGGAACGGGCGCAACAACTTGAAAGCGATATTGAACGCGAGTTTGCGCTATGGGCTGAATCTGAATCGTGCGACGTTGAGCGGCTTGATAATTTTTACGAGCTTCAACAACTTGTGTTTCTGAATTGGCTTTTGTCGGGGGACGTTATAACGCTCTTGCCGACAACGAAGCGAATCAATATGCCGTATGACTTGCGAATACGCCTTATCGAATCCGACCGCCTTTGCACCCCGAGCGGCGAGGAAAACAACCCGAACATCATAAGCGGCGTTGAAACAAACGCGGCGGGCGAGGTTGTGGCGTATCACATACTTAACGTACACCCACTATCAAACGAAATCGGCGCGGCGGCGGAGTGGGCGCGGGTTAAGGCGTTCGGGGATAAAACGGGGCGGCGCAATGTCCTTCACATTATGAACCGTGAACGCATAGGACAGCGGCGCGGCGTTCCGTTCCTCGCGCCCGTTATCGAATCGCTTAAACAGTTGGGGCGGTATACGGAAGCGGAGCTTGTGGCGGCGGTTGTAAGCGGTATGTTCGCCGTATTCATCGAAAAAGGCGATATAAGCGGCGACGGTCCGGCATTGGGTGAGGTTATCCCCGAGAACGAGCGGCTTGACGCAGGGGACGCAAATTCAATCGAAATCGGCAACGGCTCTATTATCGACTTGGAGGAAGGGGAAAAAGCGAACGCCGTAAGCCCCGGCAGACCGAACGCGAATTTTGACAATTTTGTTATTGCGATAACGCGGCAGATTGGCGCGGCATTAGAAATCCCGTATGAATTGCTTGTTAAAAACTTCAACGCGTCTTACAGCGCGTCCCGCGGCGCGTTGCTTGAAGCGTGGAAATCGTTTCGCATGTACCGCAATTGGCTTGCACATGATTTTTGCCAACCGATATTTGAAGAATGGCTTGCGGAAGCCGTGGCAAAGGGACGCGTAACCGCCCCCGGATTCTTTGCAGACGCGGCAATACGCAAAGCCTACAGCGGCGCGGAGTGGAACGGACCGGCGCAAGGCTTACTAAACCCCGTGCAAGAAGTCACAGCGGCGGAGCGGCGCGTACAAAACGGGTTTTCGACCCGCGACCGCGAAGCGCAAGAACAGACGGGGAGCGATTTTTACAAGAACGTGCGGCAACGCAAACGGGAAGAAAATCTTATGAGGGAGGTACGGGACATTGAGCAAGCCACAGGAAAGCAATAAGTTTTGGAATTTTGTTGCCGCGAACACCGCGAGCAATCAACCCGCGGAGCTGATTCTTTACGGCGATATTTCCACAACGTCATGGTGGGGGGACGAAATCACGCCCACGCAGTTTAGCAACGACTTAACCGCGCTTGGGGACGTAACGGAAATCGTTGTAAGAATCAACAGCGGCGGCGGGGACGTTTTCGCCGCCAACGCCATTTACACCCGCCTTAAAGACCATAAGGCAAGTATAACCGTTAAAATCGACGGTTGGGCGGCTTCGGCGGCAACCATTATCGCAATGGCGGGCGATACGATACAGATACCCGCGAACGGCGTATTCATGATACACGACCCGAAAATGGG